CCGACAGCGCCATGCGCTGGGTAGAATCCGTCGTGCTCCCGAGTGGCGGCGACTTCACGTCGTGCGCTTCGTTGCATCGTTCCGGCCTACCCAATTAATATCGCTTGATGGCTTTGCCGTGTCAAGGGTTGCCCGTGAATTGATCTGGTTTCCCTCTGTCAGTCTCTGTCGCGAGGGGCTGGCGAACGGGGGTCGGGTTGGGATGTGCGCGGCAGGTGATCCGGTGTCGTGTCGCCCGTGCGCGTTCCTCGTAGAGGGCGCAGACAGCTTGACACTCTGCAGCTGCAGCAAGTGACAGCGCCACTCGCAGCGAGTGACAGAGTGACAGAGTGGCAGCGTGACGGCGGCAGCGTGTCGGCTCAGAGTGAGCGGCAGAGGGCGGCGTAGAGGGAGAGAACGGGCGCGGGGAGGGGGGGAGGGGGGGGTATCCCCCCGGCGGAGCGAGCGGTACATGCGACCACCACCACACGGTCAGATCACCCTTGTACTCCTTGTCAAGAACACGGAGCAGACGTATCTTGTGGGCGATGGGACGAGATCACGCGAGATCAAAAAAACAACGGAGGCGATGCGTGTCAAAGACAGCGATAGCGAGTGGGGCAGACCGACAGCGGCGGGAAGAAATCGTGGAAGCCGTGCTGAGTGGGATGGCGGATGGCAAAACGCTGCAGGAAACGATCAAGGAAGTGGCACGGGCACGGGGAGAAGTGATTCGACCCGGATCGGTACGGATGTGGATTACGCTGGATGAAGCGTGGTATCTGCGCTATCAAAAAACAAAAGCCCTATTAGGGCAGGCATTGGCAGAGGAAGCCATTGTGGTGGCACGGGAAAGCACGTCGAGTACGACAGCAATGGATCGGGTGCTGATTGATACGTTGAAGTGGGCAGCATCAAAGGCCAACCCACTGGAGTATGGGGAGAAGCAGACCGTAGAGCATCAGGGCACACAAACGCTACAGGTGAAGGTTGTGGAAGATGAGGCGCCAGTACGGAATGAGAAGGCGCTGAAGAATGTGATGGTAGCGTCTACTCTAGCAATTGGCGCAGGAGTAGGGGGTGACTGGAGTGACGGGGGTAGTAGGTAGGGGGGTGACTACGCAGTCACCCTAACGAGTAACAGCAACAGCTCTTTTATTAGTAACAGAGAAACAGAGTAACTGAGTAACTAGTACACTAGTTAACTAGAGAGACTATGGCATCGGTTCGTGGAAAGCATAGACATGGCGCTTCATCCGCTGGGGAGGTGGAAGTCCGCCTCCACAGACGGCACCCGGGGCAGGTAGCCATTGCCACACACCCTGCCCGATTTCGGGTGGTGATGTGTGGACGGCGGTGGGGGAAGTCGGCCTGTGGCATCCGAGAAGCCAGCGATATAGCGATTGCAGGACAGCCGGTGGGGTGGTTTGCGCCGTCCTATAAGCTGGCGCTGGAGGCGTGGCGGGAGCTGGTAGACCGCTTGGCCCCCATCACGGCCCGCATGAACGAGCAGGACAAGCGGCTGGAGTTGGTCACAGGCGGGGTGATCGAAGTCTGGACGCTGGACACGCCAGACCCAGCCCGAGGCCGTAAATATGCGCTGGTGGTGATCGACGAGGCGGGGATTACACGGGATTTGCTGGAAGTGTGGCAGTCCGCCATCCGCCCCACACTAGTCGATCTCAAGGGTCGGGCGCTAATCTTGGGCACCCCAAAGGGCCGGAGACATGGGTTTGTCGTGTTATTCAACCGTGGGTTAGGCGAAGACCCCGATTGGGCATCCTTCCGTGCCTCAACGCTAGAAAACCCGTACATCCCCGCCGAAGAGGTCGAAGCCGCCCGTCGAGAGCTGCCGCCCGAAGTGTTTGCCCAAGAATTTGAAGGCATCCCGACCGACGACGGCGCAAATCCCTTTGGCTTGGAAGCCATCCGTGCCAGTATCGGCCCGTTGTCCGACCAGCCTGTTGTGGTCTACGGCGTGGATTTGGCCCGAAGCATGGACTTTACCGTGCTGGTGGGGTTTGACGCCTACCGCAGAGTGGCCTTTCTGGACCGCTGGCAGGCTCCGTGGGCCACGACAAAGGCACGGATAAGGGGGAAGGTAGGGGACACGCCCGTTGTGGCCGATGCGACGGGTGTGGGCGATGCGATTGTGGCCGACCTGCAAGTCATGGGAGTCAACGTCACGCCCCATGTCTTCACCCAGTCGTCCAAGCTCCGCCTGATGCAGCGCATGGTCGCCGCGTTTCAAGGCAAAGAACTCACGTTGCCAGATTCCGAAGACGCCCGATGGCTGACCTCCGAGATGGAAGCCTTTGAGTTTACCTACACGGCGACTGGCGTAAGATACGAAGCGCCGTCTGGGTTCCACGATGACGGCGTGATGGCCGTGGCATTGGCACTGCACGGGTGGGATCGGGTGCAGGGAGCCGTGCCTGAAGCGCCAGTGGGATTGCGGAAAATTGTGGACGACCCCTATGTTTCTCCCGAAGCTGGAGAAGGACGGCTGTTTCAGCCTGCGGGAGATTTCCAATCCCAACTGCCCGGATCGGGCTGGTAACACATGGAGCAAACGGGCATGGATGCAGTATTAGCAAAACTGAGCAAGAAGCTAGGCCGCAAACCTATGCTAAAGCGGAAAGGGCTGACCACTAGCGAGCCGCTCCGTCCCCCCGGCATGACCGTGGTGATTGGCCTTGGCAAACCGATGAGCAAGAAGGGCGAGAAGGGCGCGTTTGCCAAGCGGGATGAGAAGGGCTATCCGATGGACGAGGAAGGTGGCGACGACGAGGAGATGGTGACAGAAACCAGCCCCGAAGGACTGTCGGCCAAACTCGATGCGCTGATGGAACGGCTAGACGCTATCGAAGAAAAGATGGGCATGAACGAAGAAGACGATGGCGAGATGGAAGACGAAGACGAATCCGACATGGAGGAGGAAGACTGATGCTTGAGAATCCAGCCATCACGTTGGCGATCAAGATGGTGTCCCCGATTGTGGTCGGGTTTGCCACCCCGTTCGCGGTTGATGCTGTCAAACGGAGTGTAGCGTTGGTCGATAAGGCTCCGACCTATGCCAAGCAGGGTCTTGCCATTGCCATCGCTTCGCTTGGCACGGTCCTGACGACCACGTTGGGCGTAGATGTCCCCGCTGATCTGGCGGCATGGGACGGCGAAGTGGTGAAGGCGATGGTCGCAGGCTTCCTCGCCATTGCCATCAAGCAGCACAAGCAGTTGAAGAAGGCCAAGTAGTTACATGGCCTCCCCGGCGTGGCAGCGGAAGGAAGGGCAAAACCCAGACGGGGGACTTAACGCCGCCGGTCGCGCTTCGCTGCGGGCGGCTGGCAAAGATATCAAACCGCCTGTCAAAGCAGCGGAAGCGGCCAAAAGCCCAACGTCTGCCAAACGACGGATCGCGTTTTGTAAGCGGAGTGCTGGGCAGAAGAAGATGTGGCCTAAAGCAGCAGCAGACCCAGAGAGCCGTCTAAACAAAGCAAGGCGTCAATGGGATTGCTAACGTGTACACGGTGCAAAACAGAAAAACCAGCAAACGCTGAATTTTTCCCATTGCACAACAAAAAGCATAACGGGCTAGATTCATGGTGCCGTCAATGCCGTCGGGAGTGCAGGCGCGCAATACGTTTGCCAAAAGGAGTTTCTGATAAAACGCGAGGGCTTGAAGCTCGCGCTTTGCCAGAATGTGTAATTTGCGGTGAGACAAAAGATGGGAAGTTTGCCGTAGACCACGATCACAGCACTGGGCATGTGCGTGGCGGGTTGTGTATGCGATGCAACATGGGACTTGGGCATTTTCGAGATAACCCAGAGCTTCTTCGTTTTGCCGCATTGTACCTTGAAGGCCGTTGCGCTTGCGGAGAGTGCCAGCCGTACTGGGGCGGAGAAGCAACGGTAGACGACGAAAACACGGATATATTCTTTCCAGTGTAGTGGCTGCAATTAACGTTTAGCAGGAGATAGCGATGTCTGTTGGAAACTTGCTCAAAAGCACGACGACCGTTGCCGCTGCACAAGACGCCGCCACCATCTCGGGCTTGCCCAGTGTGGGATCGGTCGGCATCCAGATCACGGGCACCTTCTCCGCCACGATCACGTTTGAAGGCACGGTCGATGGCGCAACCTACGTCGCCCTCAACTGTCTTCCCAGCAACAGCGGGACAGCGGCCTCGACGGCAACAGCGGTGGGTGCCTTTACGGTGTCGTCTGGCGGGTATGCGGCGATTCGGGCACGGTGTTCGGCCTACACCTCTGGCTCGCCCGTCCTGACCGTCCGCTACGTCGGATCGTGATAGAGTTCTTCCTCCGTATCCTGTGGCCGCTGGTGCTGGTCTACGGCATTTATCAGGGCTGTGCAACGGTCAAGCTGTTTGCCCCGTATCGGGATACAAGTCCGGTGGAAGAAGATCCCTATACGGTCCATGTACCTGAAGATTTGGTGGCCGTCGTGTTGCAGTACACCGATAGCTGGGCGCAGGAAGATGTGATGAAGTCTATCCGTGAAAAGTACGCTACGTTGCGGGACTGGAACGCGGTCAGAAGTGCCTTTGGCGTGGGGAGGATTGACGCATGACGGGACCGATGTTCTTTGACGACAACGACCCGATGGGGTTGTTGGCTGACGGCACCGCGACCGTCCCATCCCTCGACGGCCCGATCCTCGAAACGGAGATGCTTCGGGCGATGGAAGGGTTGTCGAACGACCCGCTTGGCCCGAACGAGAAGGTTGCGCCCAACCCGCCGTCGAACAACACCAGCACTGCCGCCGAAAACGATGCCAGCTTGCAGCGGGCATTGTATGGGTACGACTTCCCCGGCGCAGATGGGCAAGACGACATCGACCCGTCTGCGTGGTCGTCGTGGTGCCGTGGCTTGTGGGAGGGTCGGCGCGATGCGGTGCAGATGCATCTCCACCTCGTCGAACGCAATCGCCTGTTCCGTGCAGGGCAGCAGTGGATTTCGGCCAACGGCATGGGTCCGTGGCGGGAACCTGCCCGTCCGCGTGATGCGGCCCGTGTGGTGTACAACATGGTCGATAAAGCGTTGGATCAGCGGTTGCAGATTCTGATGGATCAGAAGCCCGGCTTCTCCGTCACGCCCGTCACGCAAGACCCCGAAGATCGTCGGAAGGCGCAAGCCCAACAGATGGCGCTGGAGTACCAGTATGAGCAGCAAGAGATGCAGCGTATGGCGAGGGAAGCCAGTTTCTGGGCGCAAACGGACGGCATTTCCTTCTGGCACGAGTACTGGGACCCGAATCGTGGACCGTGGGACGAGCGCATGGGTGATCTTGCTGGGCAGAAGAAGCCTATGGGCGATATTGGCTGTCAAACGCTTCGGGTGGAGCAGGTTCGTGTCTCGCCTAACGCGACCGCGACCCAGCGCCCACACTGGGTCATCATTCGCGAGGTGATTTCTCGGAGTGAGGCGGCGTATCGGTATGGCGTGACGGGATTGGACGCCGCCAACACGATGCTGTCCACGAGCAATGGCCCGACGTACAGCGGCAGTGAAGGGATTGGCGCATGGGTTCTCTCGCAGACCACGATTGGCGAAGGCCAGCGGTTGCGGGATGAGGATGTGACGGAACGGTTTACGGTCTATCTCCAGCCGCACCCCGATGTGCTGCCAGAAGGCTTGCAGATGGTGGTCGTTGGCGATGAAGTCGTGTTCGGACCCTCACCCCTTATGTGGAACACGATTCCACTGGTCCCAGTACGCGACGGTTCCAGCGACCCCAGTTACTATCCGCGCCCCGTCATGGAGCAATGGATAGATCACCAGATGCGGATCAATGCGTTGTTGTCCAAGTGGGTCGAGAACATCCGTGTGAACGCGGGTGGTCGATTCCTGACACGCCCGAACGCGATTGCGACCGAAACCTTCATGGGCGGCGTCACGTCTATGATCGAAATTCGTGGCGCAGGCCCGATGTCGGACAGCATCCAGCCCGTGAACGGGTTTAGTGTCGGCAACGATGTCAAAGAAGCCCTCGCGTTGGAAAAGAGCGCCTTTGAAAACGCCTCGGGTTACAATGCGGTCAGCCGTGGGCAGGTGACGGGCGAATCGGGCCGTGCTATCATTGCCAGCCGTGAACAGTTGGAGCGGGTCTTTAGCCCCGGCGTCAATGCCTTGGCGATGGCCTTCACTGACTGGGGCAAAATCACGTTGGCAGGGATGTCGTGGGGCTATGATATGCCTCGCTCGCTTGGCGCAGTTGGCAAGGGTCGTCCCGACCTCGCCCGTGCCGTGTCGGCGTCGGACTTTGACGGACAGAGCGATGTGAAGGTCGAAGCCTCGTCGATGATGCCGATGCCGTTGGCGTTCCGTATGTATATGCTGGACAACTGGCTGCAAACGGGCGTGATCGACATGAAGGAATACCGCCGTCGCCAGATGTTTGCGGTGGCGGGGGACATCTCGACGCCCGACTCGGATCAAGAAGCACGGGCCAAGCGGGTGGCAGATGCCATTCGGATGCAGACGCCCGTGCCCGAGATGCGGTGGCAGGACAACGAAGCGATTCACCAAGATGTGCTCGAACGCGAGTTACTGCTCCAAGACGACGTAGAACCGTCCGTCATTGCCGCTGCACAAGAGCGGTGGGTAGCACTAGCAAACCAAGCGCAGCAGAAACAGGGAGGAGGACCGCCGCAGGAAGGTGGC